ACGGTGGTGCCACGAGCCAGAAAGCGGTTGATGGTGGCGTCACTCATGGGTAAGCCACGAAGATCAGATTCCCTGCGCCATCCGTCACGAAGACTGGCGGTTCAGCGCCAGTCACCATCGGCACCCAGCTACTCCCACCCGTCCCCGTCGTCCACGGATCCCAGGTGGAGAGATTCGAGCGTTCGATGACCAACTCATCGGTGACGTAGTATAACGTCCCTTCCTGCACCGTGCTTGCGGCAGGTTGGGCGGCCCGAGTGCCTTGCTGGAGGATCTTCCGCGTCTTGGCGAAGGCCATCTAGGTTCTCAACTGGGGCACCATGATGGTGTCCCCGTTGGCGAAGATTAGCTCCGTCTGTGGAATGTCCCCATCCGTCAGCGGGGACCAATACCACAAGCCCAGATCCCCATTGTCGGTAAACGTCACGCTCTGTGCCCCAGCATCCGTCGTGATCGTGATGCCAGACCCAGCGATGAACTGCACCACATCCCCGGAGACGAGGGCGGCCACCGGATCCTGTCCCGTGACGTCAATCGTCCCAAACGAGGGGACTGGAGCGGTGGGAATCGGCGGGACGATCCGAGCGGCGTCAATCTGACCCGTCGCCGCATCCATGCCCTGCTGCAACGCCGCCAGCCAGATCGGGTCGATAATCCGCTGCGCGTTGGTGACTTCCTGATGCTGCGGGAGGCTGATGCTGCCGAAGAAGTCCCCGCCTTCGACTGGACCGACCGTGAAGGGCGTGACCGTCCCCGGCGTGCTCGAGCCGAAGACCAAGGCGCCAGAAGCGGTGGTCCCGAGGGTCGTGCCACCCGTCGTAATGTTCAGATCCGCCACCCGGATGTCGGTCGGGGCTTCCCCGGTGCTGACACTCCAGCCGATACGGATAGTGGTCGCCGTCAATGCAAGCGCATCGGGGTTGAACAGGTTCGCGGAAGTCGCCAGCACATATCCGGTCGAGGCCGTCGCAGGACGGATGGTCAGTTGGGTATTCGTCAGCTCCACGACGTAGATGATGGTCCCCACCAGCACCGGCACCATCGCCGCCACGGTGTCAATGCGAGGCGCGAAGGACTGGAGGGCACCGGTGGTTGCGGCCGCGAGATGCCACGCCCCAGTCGTATCCTGGTAGGCCACCGAGCCGTTCTTGGCGCGCATCCGGTTGCTGCCATCGAGGACACTCGTGTTGACCGTCCAGAGTCGTGCCCCGCCCGCTGAATACCCTGCCAGCCCGTTGTCTGCGGAGAAGTTCTGAATCAGGTAGGCGCGGCCGGTTTCGTCAATGTCCCCAAGTCCAGCTAAGGGAAGGACCGTGCAGGTTCCTACGGTGTTTCCACTGGCAAACGGGATCGTCGCGCTTCGGACGCCCTTCAGGACGCCCCCGGTCATAAACGCCGCCCACTCGCTGTTCCCGGCCCTGAAGTTCTGCGCGGCGTCGGTGGCGCCGGTAGACGTGCTGTCCAGCGTGGTCAGGGTGTCCGTGGCGACGACCAATTGCAGGAGGCTATACCCACCCCCGAGATCCGCCTGCCCTGCACAGGTGCCGTCAGACAGCCAGCCCCAGCCGCCGCCTGGATGCCCCGCAAGAGAGGCCGGAGTCGCCCCGTCAATCCCAATCGTCCCCCCACCCTGTCCTGAGAGGATCGTGCCAGTCGTGGGTGACAGACGCATTACGAGGTGCCTTTCTCGGCGCCGAAGTAGGCATTGAGGAGCGCCCACTTCACCGGGTCGCTCATCGCCACCTTGAACACTCGGTCCCGTGACCGGCCGAGCGGTTGCTTCAGCATGGCCCGCCGACTGTATTCGCCCTGCTTCCCGGCCGATAGGAAGTGTTCATTGCTCCACGTATGCCCCCCGTCATCCGACCACTGCAGGATGACCTGTGGGTCACTGCCTTGCCCAGTCGAGAGTCCCACCCCGGCCTCGACATCGATCTGGAGCCACTGGTAGAAAATCCACTGCTGCTCATCGGAGAGGTGCCGGAAGATGCGCTCGCGGCGGATCGGAGTCAAGACAGGAACGCTGGGAGGAAGCGGGACAATCGCCTCGCGAAGAATGACCAACGGACAGGAGGTGGAATGCCCAAATCGCGCCAACGGTGTGGCGCTAGCCACCGCATCATAAACCCCGTTACTATAGGATACATGCTGCACGGTTGAGAGGGCTGATCCGTCGCTCACCTTTACATTCACAAATTCGGACACCCCGTCAGGTGTCGTCAGGAACGTCCACAACCAGAAGGAATTGGGGTCGTCAATCGCATGCGTCAGCCGATTCAGTTGTCCATCGGTCACAGCATAGGTGTGCAGCGTGGCCCCGGCGTTGTCGAAGGCCCGCACGAAATAATCCTTCGTCACCGTGTTCTTGATGTAGCCCGCAATGAGCGTCCCATCCTGTAAGACCAGCAGATCACGCACAAACGAGTGAGTCGCATTCGCCGCCACAAGATCCGCGAGCGCCACATTGTTGACGAGATCCCATCGACGGATCGGCTCGTTCGCGCCACTCCTGACGTAGTAGAGGATCGTGCCGTCCAAGGACGGGGCCATCGCCCACGGGGTCCCTGTTACCGTCCATTGGGTCCCTCCGACGAGGCCAGCATCGCTAATCGTAGAGACTATACTGCCATTGACCACATAGAACGTATCCACTTGGTTGCTACTGATCGCATGGATCGTCCCCACTGCAGGGTAAGCAATATCCATGATCAGCGAGAAATCAGTATCGTAAAGCTTTAGCACTAACGCCGTTTCATCATTGAACAGACTGATCCCGCTAGGCAGGATCTCACCGGCTTCACCGGCAGGGAATGGTCCGATGAAACTCAGCGGATCACCCGTGGCGGCATTCAGGAGCGCTAACGGAAACCCAAAGGTGTCATCGTTGATCGCAATGGACCCGACAGGCGCAGCACTCGTAGGGCCAAGCACGCCGGAGATGGTCACATCAGTGCTGATCGGGACCGATGACTGCACCTTGATGTAGATCAGCACTCCGTCCGACTGCGGCACCTGAAACGGCTTACTAAAGATATTTGTCATGCCCAGAAACGTGCTGGTGGCATCCGCTTCATAGACCGTCGCCTGTAGATCGGTATCTACCGCAATGTCGGCATAGGCCCAAAACCCAGCCAGCACCTCTGACGCATGCCCGGTATACGAATACCATGCATACAGCCCATCCCCGAAGTCCTGCGTGATGGTCTGCGGCAGCGTGCTGAAAGCCGTCGCAGTCGCGGCGGTGCTATTGCTCGGAAACGTCGGAGAGGCCACATACGTGACGGACCCGTTCACGATCCAGCAGTGGTTCAGACCCGTCAGATCCAGCGTGTCGGAGGTCAGCGGGCAATCCATCCAGAGATTCGCCGTCTTCACGGCGGTCGTGGACTGCAGTTCTGCCAGAATCTCCGTTTGGCTCAGGGCTACGGTCCACTGCCGGCAGTAGGCAAGCGAGTAATCCCCCACGCCCGTGGAGTCGCCCCCCAATAGGTCGTAGGTGCTCGTCAGATGGGAGAGATCCTGCGTCACGTTCCCAATCAGCGTCCCGTTGCGGTAGTAGCGCTGCGTCGTCCCTGAGGTGACCCAGGTGTGATAGACCCAGACATCGGCACTCGCACTCGCGGTGTGCGTTTCGACCGACGTATCGATGTTCAGGGCGAGTTGGTCCCGTGGGGTGTCGTTCTGGACGATCCGCCCATACTGCGTGTAGGTCGAGGGCGTGAGGTTGATCGACGCCATCGCCAGATTCTTCCCGCCTGCGGTCGGAATTGTCCCCTGCTTCGTCCAGACACACCACGTCCGATTCCCTGCGGTCGAGAGGAGATCAGTCGTGCGCGTCAGGTAGTCAGCCGCGGTCGAGAGGAAGACGGCCATCAGGAACAGCCGTTCGGCGTGTCGAGGAACCGGAACATCTGGTAGGTCGTCCGATAGGTGGAGGCACTGGTTCCTACGCCGAACCGCACGCCGAAGGTGAACACACGCGTGATGGGATTGAAGTCCACACCAGTCACATCGTGTGGAGGACTATCCGCGTGCTGCCCGTTGGTTGGGAGCGTGCAGCCACTCACCACGAACGGCACATCGACGGAGGGCTGAATCGAGGACGGATTCGCGCCAAGAGCCACCGCGCCGAGATCATCGGCGGAATAGACGACGAGGTCATACCGCCAGCCTGCCGCATTGACGGTGTTCGTATACCAGACCCGTCCGGTGTTCCGCATCACGATGCAGACCAGCCCTGAGAAGTTCGGCGTGTCAATCCACGTTCCGCACTGGTAGCCCCAATCCGCCCACGTCGTATACCCTGTCGCACCGGGGATGCGTGGATAGCCTGAGTCCGCGCCGATGTCGTTCACGTAATCCGTGGGGCGGTGCATCCGCTCCTGGTAGGACAGCGGGAAGTTCACCGGGCCGTGCGTGGAGTAGGGATACCCGACCAACTGCGTCACGGGAATCGCCGTGGTTGATCCGGTCGTCGGAGGCGCAAACGCCGCCAGCGCAATCCCCATCGAGGCTGGACCCGTTGCGACGAGGCTCCGATACATCCCATAGCCCACCGCCAGCCTCGGCACACTGTAGGTGCTCTGGAACCACGCGGGGATCTCTGTGACACCGCCATCAGTCAGTTTCGCGTTGTAGCTCTGAAACAGCCAGTTGCCTTCGCTGACGAGTTGCCCGTTGACAAACGACCCTCTCGAGAGCGTCTTCGAGGTTGTGGGCGTCCCGTCATAGTTGTTGTGGCAGGTCTGATAGAGCTTCTGGTCGAAGCAGTCCCAGTGCAGCCCCCACGGCATCTTGAACTGACACGTCAACGACCCGACCGTATGACAGTTTGTCAGCGTCCCCGTGAAACTGGAGGGCACATCGCATTCGACGACTTGCGGAGCATTCGGGAGGAGGTTCGTCACGAAATAGAGCTTGTGATCCGCCGCGCCCGTCTTCCGCAGCGCCAGCCCATTTCCGAGCGAGGGCGTGCCGAGCGTTCCCCCCTGCGCGGGACCAGTGACGGTGCCGAGATAGGAGAACTGCGCGATGCCGGGCACCAGCTTCGACATGGCTAACTCAGAATCATCCCGTAAAAATGCAGGCCACAGAGCAGACGGCCAGTCTCGATACTGACCGGCCCGTGAAACTTCACATGTCCCACCACTCGCGGGGAGAGCGCCTGCGGCATGACGGGGCGATGACATCGGACGCATTCGCCCTTGTCTCTCGCCCAGATCGCCTCAACCACGCGCTTCTGCCGGTCCACTTCCGCCTTCCGCGCTGAGACTTTCGCGGCTCGCAGTGGATGCAGCCTCATACGAGGTCGTCCGTATACTGATCCAGCGACTGCACATAGACCGTGTTGCTCGAGCGACTGCCGACCATGTGCTTCCCGAAGCCGTAGCAATGACACCGACCGATATGGGGCTTCCAATCCCGAATCGTCTCATCCCACAGCGCCCGTTCATGCCACTGGCTGGTCGCGATGTCGTAGACCGGAGAGGTCGGCAGATTCTGGAACAGCATCTGGTAATTGAGATGTCCTGACTCCTGCCACGTCCATCCGATCACGTTATCTGTCGGAGGGACGGTTTCCATGTAGGTCTGAATGCCAGGGTTGGAGACGATCTGCGGGGTATACCCGTTCATCCGCACGACCTGACGCACGCCAAGAGAATCCTGCGCCTGATACAGCAGCGTGTTATCCGCCTGCACCAGCGAGAACGGCGACAGCACCCCATGCTCTACCAGGGACTGCGGAATCGGCTGGAAGGGGATATTCAGATCCCCCGTATCCTCATACGGCAGAGAGTGCTTGGACCCAAACGCCCAGAGGATTTCGTGACTCACCCCAATCGCGACGAGGTTGTCTGAGAACTTGCTGACCTCAAAGACATCGAGCGGGTCCCAACTCGTCCCATCGAGCAGGGCCGACAGATACATCTGCCGTGAACCGCCCTTCATCACGATGAAGTAGTCGTCAAGAAACACGCCCATCAGCGCCGGGGTGAGGAAATTCACCGATGAGACGTGCGTCATGATGTTCGTGGTCAGGTCGATGATGTAGATCAACCCTCCCGCGGTCACCATGACCTGGTTCCCCGCCGTCCCGTTGCTCGAGAACGTGACCGGGTTGTCATCGACGCCGATGTCTAAGGGATACGGAACGACCTCCCCAGACGCGAACAACTCGCAGACGAACGCTCCGCCTACGCCCCACACACGGCCGTCCTGAGAGAACAAGCCACGGATAGGCCCAGCAGACAAGGCCCAGCCCGGTATCAGCCCAGCGGTGCCATAGAGCGCCCCTGAGGCGTTCTTCCCCGAGCCTCCGCCGTCATTGCCTTCGGGATAGAGGTTGATGCTGCGCTCGAGGTTCTGGTTGCGACTCCGCGCCGGCCACGAGGGGCCGACGACGTTGGGGATGGTCGCCATCAGGCAAAGGCCGTGATGATGCCCTTGGTAATCGTGATCGTTTTGCCGACCAATCCAGCCGTCGTGACGGTCGTATCAATCCCGGCCGCCGCCCCGACATGGTACGTCGCGCCCTTCACGTCCCCACTCGCCACCACGTTCGTGGCGTTCGCGGTGGTCGCCGTGACCGTCGTGATCGTCGCGGCCGTTGCCGTGAGCGTGCCGGCGGCCAACGGGTCCGCAATGGTCAGCGGATTCCCCCCGGACCCATCCCCCGCGAGGCCCGTGCCGACCGTGACCGTCGTCGCCCCGGTATTGATGAAGACTGCGACATTCGACATGGCTACACCGCCACCAGCGTGGTGTTGACTGTCCCGCCGCCGCCAATCACCGTGGAGATCCGCGTGCGGACCCAGGTGTAGGCGATGTTGCTGATCGTGACGACCTTCTGCTTCCCACCCGAGACATCTGAGGCATTCACCGTGGTAATCGGACTCCACGTCCCGGCGTAGATCGCGTCGGCGGCGTTCGCTGGGTCGTAATCAGCCGTTTCCAGCGTGATGACTCCGCTGGAGGTCGTGCCCGCCCCGGTGACGTAGAGGCTCAGATTGGAATACCCGAGGATGAGCACTGGCGTGCAGACCGCAGCGGTCGCTGTTTCCAGCTTCAGCAGAGGCACGCGAAGGTAATTCAGAGGACCGGCAGCCATGCGTGCTCCTAGTGGTTCGCGTTGAAGTCGTAACCTGAACGGTAATTGAAGGTGCAGCGGTTCCGGTTCTGGCTCGGCATCCCGCTGTCCTGCGTCGTCAACTCCGGGGTCAGGTCGTTGTTGATGAAGATGCGATTTCTGGCTTCCCGCGCTTTCTTCATCGTCTGCGGCAGTGACGCAATCCCCGCTGCGCCCATCCCCGGCGCGATGTCTTCCGCCAACGTGAGCATCAACGCGTTCTGATACCCCGGCGGCAGGTTGATCGTGCTGTTGACCGTGACCTCGTCCAAGACCTTCCGCACGGCCAACTGCAAGCCATACGCGGTTGTCGGCTTGGGCCAGAAGTGCAGCGTGCCGTTCGGCCACCCGGGTTCGTAGTAGCAATCCGTGGGAAACGTCGTGGTGATGGCTCTGACGTTCAGCCCGAGCCACCACTGCCAGTCCCGCATCATGATCGGGTTCTGGACCACGGGCGTCTGGAGGTTCAGCAGGACATTCCCGCCTTCAATCGACACCGGACGCACCGTGACGGTAAAGTCCGCCGCGGTGGGTCCGATGGTGTAGTCCTGCTGGTTGGGGATGAAGGTGAACTCGGGAAACTCCTCCGAGAACACCGCCTCCCGCTGGGCGTTCCAGTTGTCGATCAGTTGCTGCAACCGACCGACCGCAAACGCCATGTTCTCCGGCCGCACAGCTTCGCCTTGGGAGATCGATTGGATCTCCAGGAGCGCATCCGTGCAGAGCACCCGAGCCGTAACGGACGGCATCAGTAGTCGCCGTTATAGACCCACGTAATCGTCACCGTGCCGCTCCACGTCGTCGTGGCATCGGCATCGATGTCGGAGGCCGTCGGCACGCCCACGTTCAGATACACCGGAGATGCTGTCCCAGTGCCATCCAGACGAATGACGGTCGTGCCCAACTGCTTCCCATGCGCTGCCGCCGCCGCCACGTTGATGACCGTGCTGGAGGTCGTGGAGTAGGCGTTGACGATATCCTGCTGCGTCGTGACCAGCGTGCCGGAATCCTGCGTAGTCGTCGCCACCGACCCGACACCCGTGGACAGCGTCTTCCCGCCGTTGAGCGTCGTCAAGATCGCGGAGGTCGTGGTTTCCGCAATGCTCGATGTCGCGCCAAGGATGGCGATGTTGCCTTCGGGGAACGTGTAAATCTTCGTCCCACCGCCGACATGGGCCTGTGAGAGCGCAATCGGCAGACCCGCGAGCGTCAACACGGTGTAGTGAAACGCTCCAAACCCACCTTCTGCTGCCGTCACGCTTGAGGCGGCGGTCCCTGCCGCCGTCCCGCCCAGTCCCGTCACCGTGGGATTGGTCAGGGTCGCGTGATCGATCAGCACGGTCCCTGTGAGGTGCATATCTGCCGTGGGCTGAAACGATCCCCCGGCCTGGTATTGACTCATGGCTGCTCCTGCGTCTTTTTGGGACGACCACGCTTCTTCGCCGGTTCAGGCGTCGGAGCAACAGGCTCCGGCGTGGCCGTATCACTGGGACTCGACAGTTCGACCGACAGGGTCCGGGTGGGGTTCATCTTGTCCCACACCCAGAACCCTTCGGCCAATGCGCGCTCCCGCTCTGCCTCATCGGCCGCGATGCGATGCCTGCCGTTCGGGCCGTAGAGGAAAAACGGCATTTAGAACGTCGAGTGCAGACCGCAGTAAACGGTATACGTCGCGCTGCCCACCGTGGCATTCGTGATGTAAACCAGAAACTGCTTCTGCTCCGCCGTGATGACCGTCGCCGTGCCCGTCACGGTCACCCCAGTGCCCAACACCACCGTCAGCGTCGAGTCGCCCGAGTTCTTGATCTGGAACTGGAAGCTGGACCCGACCTTGACGCCAGGAATCGCCGCAATGAGCAATTCCGCTGTCGGCATCGCCGCATTCTGCGCGTCCTGACAATCGACAATCAGGAACCCGCCCATGATCTGCGCGGCCGTCAGCGTAATCGCGCCAGATCCCGTGCTCGCCACCGTCGAGGTGATCACGAGGTCAGGAATCGGGATGGACCCCATCGTGGGTTCGCCACGAAGGGGAGAGAAGCCTGCACCGAAAATCGTTTCCTGCGATGAATTGGTTGCCATTGGTCAGTTCCCCTTATGCCGCGCAGAGAATGCGGGTCGCGCAGTTGTTGGGGCGCAGAGGACCGAAGCCCATCAGCACATCGAAGCGATTGATCATCTTCGACTGCTGCGGGTCGAACATCCGCACGAACCGAATCGCGATGCCCGTCTCCGGGTCCCGCGTGTTAGAGGCGAGTTCCACGGCCTTCGGCGTCTCGAGCTTCACGCCGACCATCGCAAACGCGCCCTTGTTGAACAGCAGGCCCTGCTTGCCGACCGTGCCACTCGCGGAGGTCGTGCCGGGGAACAACGTGACCAGCGCGGTGTTCAGCGGCAGTGCATCGACGTTCTGATACTGGCTGCCAGGCCCATAGATGGGCATGTTGCCACCGACCGCCACCGGCACGGTCACCGTCGCGCCCGTCGCCGTAGTGTTCGCGGTGACGACGACCGTGAACGTGGTCGCCTTCTGCGTCACACGACGGGTCATCGGGTTCACCGGGTAGCAGCCCGCAATGCCGAGGACGTCGCCCTTGTGGAACGTGTCGCCCGAGGTGCAGTTCAGGAGCAGTGAGGTGACACCAGACGAGACATCGCCGTCGATCGTGACCGAGGCCGGCGTCTGGAAGTTGCCCGCGGTGTGGTCATACAGCGACATGGACTCATACCAGTCCGCGCCGGCATACCGACCAATCGCGCCTTCCTTATACTGCTTCGAGATCGCATCGGGCGGGTTGAACAGCCCGAGAGCCGTGCCGACCAACGACGTGTTCACCGAGGGCGGGATACAGACGATCTTGTTGCCCGCAAACCACCCGGCCTTCTCAATCAACTGCTGCCGGCCCGCGTTGAACGTGCTGAGTGACGTCGGGTCCGTTCCGTTCACGCCCACGATGTTGTTCGTGTTCTGGTAGGCGAACAGCGCAGCGCGGGAGTCGATGCCCTGCTTGATCGTCTCCATCGCCGGTTCGAGGTATTCAGCGCGAATCTTCTCCTGGCCCCGCTCCATCTGGAGGGCTGCCTGCGCGGAATCCCACTCGAAGTCCACACCGAAAATCTGGTCACAGGTGACCGTGGTGTAGATCCGGTTGATCGCCTGCGGTTTATACCCGAGGCCCTGCCGTTCCGTGAACTGCTGCGGCAGCGGCACACGAACGGTTTCACCAACAGCAAAATCCTTGGTGAACTCTGAGTTGTAGTCGGTGTTGAAACCCTGACTGACTTCGAGCTTGTTCAGGAGAAGTCGCAGGCCCTCCATCGAGAGCCAATCGACAAATTGAAAGACGTT